TAATATATATTAATGCACATAGTATATCACATAGCACATACTCATCTATCATGCGTAAGGCCTAGCGCCCTTCCTATCTATAATAAGAGCCTGCTTACGCGCTATCGTTCCTTCATCTTTAGGAATAGATATATGCACCCATGAATCAAACTCTCTAATCACTTGATCATACTGTATATCGCTCTTAACAATCTTACTTACAATCTGATCGGGAGTTAGTCCGCTTATTCTTATATCAGCCGCGCATCCAATACAATGTTGAGATGTTGGCTTACTACCTAATAATGAATTAACGGCCACACTACGATAGCCACTATTAATTATGATAGGCTTATTAAATAAAGCGCGCACATCCTCTAACAATTCAGCCACTCTAATTAGATTAGGAATAATCTTTTTATCAGGTGTGTTATCTAAAGAATGTCTTTGAGCAATATCGCTATGAGTTAATTCCTGTAATGTAAAATGCTTTGTCAGCTTCATTTAATCTTCATCTTCTCAACTGTTCTTAAAGTTCCCATGCCTAATAAGCCAAGTAATACTGTTAAAAGAGTATCCATTTGAAATGGCACAAGAATTGGTTGTCCGCCGCAGAGCATGAGAACCCAATTGAGTAAGGGAAATATAACAAAGTGAAGTGCGAAAGCGATTGAGCATATCCAGCCCACGCTTGGTCGCCATCCTGATTTAAATATATTATCTGATTGCGCTTCAATTGCATTTACCTTTATTTGTTCAAGTGCTATTTGAAAGTCTTGCGTTGTTAGTAAGTTTTGTAATTGTTCTTGAGCTTCAGCCCTTTTGTTTTTATCAGGTATTACTCGATCAAGAACAGTTCCTATCGTGCCTATAACCGCATCTAAAAGTGCCATTAAAATTCCTCTTCTTTTAAATTATGTATATTGCAAACTATTTTAGCGTATTTTTTAAACTTTGATTCATGCGCATCAAAATCTTTATGGCCTGAATACCACAAAAAACAATGAATCATTTCATGCATCATTGTATGCGTTATTTTATTCCAATCATCGCATGATCGATCTATTTGTATTCTTGGCGGATCGTTTATAAACCAACCATAAGCTTCGGTATTAGATACCACTTCGAATGTAACGCGATGCGCCGCAGGCAATCGCCACTCATTAAATGGCGGAAGCAATGCAAGCATTTTATATATTTTGCGCAGATTTTGTTTCGTTAAAAGCTTGGCCATAATCTGCGTCTGTGTAAGTAATTAATCCGTTATCTGAATAGTAAAGATATTTTCCATCGTTTTCGTCTTGTGTTTTTAAGCTATGATGTGCGGGGCATAAACTTTGAAATAAATTAACCCTAAATTTTTGACTATCTTGTCTATGCGGAAATACATGGTCTATGTGAACTGCTTGAACTACTTTGCCTTCAAGCAAACAAGCCGCGCATAGCGGTTTCTTACTTAATTGAATAGTTCTTTGTTTTTTCCAAAAGCCAGTTGAATATAATTTACTATTTTCTCGGCCTTTTTCTGTTATGCCACCACCATGCTCATTGCAAAAAGTGGATCGGCTAGTCTTTTCATTTTTGCAACCTAATTCCCGACACTTGGTGTTGAGAGGTGCGGTTGGCATTAGTCTAAAAAGGTAAGCTTATACATTGTGGCTTCAACAATACTCAATAAAGCATCGACTTCATTTTGTAAGCTTGTGTAATCGCCAACAACGGCTCTATTAGCCACAATAAAATCTCTAATTGATGTTACTTCTTGGAGCGCATCAGCTTTAGGTGGTTCATACATGTTTGGATATTCAACAATCTTTTGATATGCACCTTGATATTGCTCAATAATTGTATCAACCGCATCAGGCAATTTTTCGTAATAACCTTGTAGCGCTTTATGCTCTGAATATGATTTGGTTTGTAAATGCAATAAATGTCCGTTAGTTGATGCGTGCAATAACTTTAAAAAGAATTCGCCAATAGTAACGCCAGGCGATACTACTTCAGCTTCATGGATTGAAAACACTTTTTTCATAATTTTACCTATTTATAAGATATATGACGATTGCCATAATAATAACGCCGAGCAGTAATTCTATCATAATTTGCCCTCTAAAATTGTTAATGTTTGTTGTAAAAGTTCCGATTCTGTTCCATACTTCTTTTCAAATGTTTTTTGACCTGCATGAAGCGCCACGCCGAAACCGCCATGTTGATGGTGCATTGGACATAAAGGTATAGCCATACTCCAATGGCTACGCATAGCCAATCCAACCCCATGCCTAATGTGGTGAATATGTGGAGCTGAATAACCAAACCCAAGATTGCGGCAAACAATACAACCAATTTGAGATAGCTTTTCATAATGTGCTTTTTCGTCTTTAGTCATTTAATTGTTTAATAAATTGATCCAAACTATTACTTCTTATCAAATCAAAATTTTTAATTTCATAAAGACCTGCTTTAGTCGTAAATGTAGTGCCATCTGATCTAGTTCTTGTAGCGCCTTCAGGATAAAAAATAGCTTTATCTTTAAACCCTTGCTTATCTATCCATCCGCATATTGTTAATTCAACTGTCAATTTATTAATGCTTGCAAATATATAACGATCAACATTGTAATCTGATTGCATGGCTATAAGATTATTCACATAATGATCTTGTGCATAAGTTTCTCTACCCATTGTTTTAATATCGTATGTTTTATTGTTATATGTAAAATCTATGCCGCCATCAAATCCTTCTTTAGATTCAATCAAAGGCATTCCTAACAAATCCATAATAACAGATTGACCTACAATGCCTATATATTGCTCTACTTTATTTCCGTCAGCTTTTCCTCTTTGACCAAAATTAGTAGTGCTTAATATTGTTTTACAATGATCTACAATGTTTCTGTCTATTGGAATTGTAATCATTCCATTGACCACCCTAAATTTGAAAAATAGACCTCAATGCTCTGAATATAACTTGCAAATTCCTCGACTGTAAGATCAGTCGTTGAGCGAACATAAGGAACTTGAATTCCGTTAATAGTTTTCTGTTCGGATAAGAAAAGATGTCCGCAAAGTAAATGCACTTCCATCGGCAAATATCCTGTAAAGTTGCTAATGCTTTTATAAAGCCTACCCCATAAAAATTTATTGGCTTCAAGCGATCTGCCTTTATCAGCCTTTTCTTTGATCGTAACTTGTGGTGTTTTGCCATCTTCGATTAGCTCTTCCAAATAAATCATTAGTTGCGGAAGATTCTGTTTCGTTGCTATCCAATCTCTGTGCTTCATCTTTTAACACCTTTGCGTTATCATGTATTTTAATCATCTTATTTCCATCCCATAAAACATATCTATTTGTGCCATCCGCAAGATTATAACGAGATATATAATAATTATTGCGCTCTATGCAAAAATTACTGATCTTTTTCCATTTATTTTGCATTAATAGCTTCTTTTGCAGTTTTTAAAGATATAGCTGGATAGTTTTTAGGATTAGCAATAATACGATGCGCCCATGCACGCATATCTTTTATCTTCTTATCTTCTACAGGCATTTTCTCATGGATCATAGCCAATAACTTATCAGCTTGCGCCTTGTTTTGTTGATTGTTTAGTTTGGGTGCTTGAAGTTGAGCAAACTCAATTGGCTTTTCGCGACATAATTGTAAAATGTCAAATACAGTAGGCATAAATTTATTATTATCAACCCACTTATCGAAAGCTTTTGTAACTACACCAAATTCAAATTTATCTAATTTAGAAAACCAAACTCTTAAAGTATCTATATCTAAATTAGGTTTTTGATAAAGAGTTGTTACTGTATCCATCATAGATTTAAATCCTATTTTATCTTTTTCTAACATACGACACCTTATAAGTTTGACTTACTCGACAAAAATTATTGCCTTTTAAAACATTTATTGCGTTGCATTTAATGACAGGCTTTTTATTTGCTATTAAATACTTTTCACCAGCTACTTGAACACCTGTATTTATTGCAACGCTAGTTGCTATTTCTGCACATCCACTACATAAAAAAATAAAAAGATAAAAAGTAATATATCTTTTCATAATTCATAATAACCTACTACATGAATCATAAAATTATTTTCAACAAATTGTGGTAACGATCCAAATTTATAAGCGGCTTTACAAACTATCTTATCAAATTTATTTTCTTTAGTAGGATGAATTCCCTTGATTTGATAATATCGTTTTAATACTTCAGTTGCTATGTGCCATCCTGTAGGTTTATATCCCAACATCATGCCACTTTTAATATTATTAATACTGCCTTTTTCTCTTATCCAGTAATACAAAGGTATTTCTGTATTTCTTGTTCTATCTTCTCTTGTCATGTTAGTTCCTTATTTAGCCATTAGATACAAACCTGCATTTCCTATTGCATAACCAAAATAGCAAATACCCATGCCATTGTTACCAAGCCAAAATTGCTCGATGCTAATGTAAGTATAAATTAAACCTGTAACAATAATTAGTGTGTGGCTCAAAATGGTGGCTCTTCAGTTATTAAATCAAATACATTTTCTTTAGGTTGAGGTGGCAATCGTTTAATCTTATGATTAGGTCTATGCAATACATAACAATCAGCTTCATGTTTTGTTCTAAAGCGAATAATTGGCTCACCAAAATCATCAAATACAATATAACGAAATAAGACTTCCATACAATTACTCATCGGATAAATGTCAATTCTAACATTAAAGATATTCCAAGCATCAGGCCAAATAGCCCACAAATAATTAATATTTTGATTGCAAAATCTATAAGTTTAGTCATTAAAGCGTTCCCATAAGGTATATAAGACGAATGCAATAACCAAGAATATAACCACCCACAAAAGAAAACCAACAATCTTAAAGGCCAACCACAAATTTGCTACTGTCATATTTTTTTTCAATGCCATTAATTTTTTTAGAATTTTTAACTCCAAGCTCTGATATAACTAAATTATGCTTTTTGCCTTTAAGGTCGCGCATCCATTCTAAACTGTCAGGCTCAAAAAAAGAAATCATTTTCCATACAAGCTCATTATTATTATTAAACTCTTCTATTAACCAGGCTTTAGTTTCCATCTTCCACCTCTAGTTTAATTTTGCCTATGTATTTCCATTTAGTATTTAGTTTTATTGGCGAAAATTCATAGTCATCATCTAAATACACATACAAATATTGTGGCTGTTTAGGTTCTTCCCAAAACTCACATTCGCATACATATCTATCTTCACTATGACTTGCGTCTCTACAAAACCCATGAGGTGAATCGGGGTGTGTTTTGCATTGTGGCTCTTTAGGTTGTGATTTAATGCGAAATTCAAGACCATCACAATCCCACATTGGACTTGTTTGTGCTTCTCTCCATTCATCTTCTACTGTATTTTGACTAATCCATCTTTCTTCAATCTCTGCACCATCAGCCCATGCTTTTATTTCTTTATGCCATTTATGTTGTTTCATATCTTATCCTTTAAGTTTTTCTAATATTACTTTTGCATTTCTAACACAAGGAACATCATTCCACCTTGCATCGCCTTGAGTAAAAGATTCAATCATCCAATCTAAAGCTTCTACAAGTTGATTAACATCTTGTGCTAATTGTTTTCGATACTCAAGATCAACTTGTGCTTGTCGATGGACTTTTAAAAGCCATTCTTTAGTATTAGGTTCTTTATGCTTCATTTTGATTAATTAATCTTACATCCTTTAATTTTCGAGTATTGCCATCAAATACAAATTCTACATTGCATTTAGCAAAGCGTCTAGGATTGGTAAGAGCGCATAGACCTACTTTGTCATAAGCTCTTAAAAATACGGAATAAGG